CGGCTGGGACGATTCCCGGGCCTCGACGCGCGGCTGGGACGATTCCCGGGCCTCGACGCGCGGCTGGGACGATTCCCAGGCCTCGACGCGCGGCTGGGACGATCCCCGGGCCTCGACGCGCGGCTGGGACGATTCCCAGGCCTCGACGCGCGGCTGGGACGATCCCCAGGCCTCGACGCGCGGCTGGGACGATTCCCGGGCCACGACGCGCGGCTGGGACGATCCCCAGGCCACGACGCGCGGCTGGGACGATTCCCGGGCCTCGACGCGCGGCTGGGACGATTCCCAGGCAATTAGTTCCAGAACCGCCTTCGCCATGACGATAATGAGCGGCGACGCCGTTCCGGTGATCGTCAGCGAGAAGTTGCCCTCAACGAGGATCGGTATATCGCCGTCAGCTATGGCCTTGTCGGCCTGGTCCTGGGTACGGCATTCAATTTTGTTATTCACAGGGTTTCCTTCCGCGCCGTCTCCGCAGCCGCCGCTAGGGCGACTGAGAGGCGACGGGCTTCGTCGGGGGTGGCTGACTTCGGGTCGCCAGCGCGGAGTTTCTTGGGAGTGGCCATGGTATGTTCCTTTGCCCGGTTTTAAGCGTGGGTGGCGCTTGGTTTATTTGGTGCCACTCTCTTCGATGCGCCTTGGAATTGGCCGCGTCCTGCGAGACGCATGCGGAGTCATCACCGCATCACCGCTGACGCCGATTTTTTGCCTCGGACTGAGGGCATTCCGCGCATTGCTGCGCCGTGGGCTGGCTGGGCGAAAAGAGCGGCTGGGTCTGGCATTTGCGGCGCCAGTCGTTCCGGCATCAATCAATCGTCGTCGTCGCGCTCGGGGCACAGCAGCGCATGCATACCGGTCATTTGGCAGGCTGAGCAGTAGTGCCGCTTCTTCCGGTAATAGGCCTGCTCATCGGCATTCAAATCCATCACTGACGGCGATGCCGGCTCTCCGTCATCGGCAAGCGGGTGATGGCCATCGCGCAAAACTGCAATCATAGCGGCTTGCCCATGGAGATGGTGAGGCGCGCACATGCGCCAAATGCGACGGCGCTAAATCCGGTCCAGATGGCGCCAGAAGTGATGCCGGCGATGGCACAGGCCACGCACGCAACCGCGAGACATGCGGCGACGATCCAGCAGCCGATAGCGGCCTTACGGGCGTCGGAGCGATCCTGGCATGGAATCTCGCTCCAGGAGCCGTCGCCGTGCTGGATGCGCGTAATCTGGCACCCATGGCAGATCCAGACCTTGCCGTCAGCGCGGCTGAAAATCGTCTGCGTTTCGGTTTCGCAGTCGCAGGGCGCGAGGCCGAGGATGCGGAGGGCGGCGCGGCGGATCATGCGGCCCCCTTCCGCCCATGAGCCGTGGGCGTCTGTAACCGTCGCAAACTGAGTCTTAGAATAATATAGCTTATCGCCAGGCTTGAGATCGTTGGGGAGTTTCATTTTACATCCTTACGTGACTCAACAATGAGAGCGTTGATTAAATTAACGGTCTGTTTACACATATCCTCAAGCACATTGCCATCTGGATGGCTGGTAATGACAACCTCTGGCATTCCATCATCGTATTCGATAAACGTCATCACCGCCATATTCTTAATGCGACTCATACAGCCTCCTTCATCGCCGCTTCAAGCGCTACTCGCACGGTTTTCTCTTCGATACGAATACCCATGTCGTCATTCAATATAGCAGTCAAAGCTACATCTACGAGCGCATCAGTGACTTCGATTGGTGCGCGGAGGTTCCACATCTTAACAACAAGATGCTGTGATTCGTCGTATATCGACGCTGTGCATTTTTCACATTCAACTTTCCATAGATCGTAAATATCAGATGCGCATTCGTATTGTAACGATGCTGGGCTGCCACAATGTGGGCACGGCTTTAATGCTTCGCTCATGTGTCGCCTTTTTCACACCACGTTTGTAGTGCGTTTTCATGTTGTGGTTGCAGCTGTGCCCGATCAATCATCCAGTCAATACCAATGGCTGGCGAAATACCGCACTTCTTAAACACATCGGTCAAGCGCACACGACGCACAACCGACAGATGGCGAACACGATATTTCATATCTGGGAAATCCTTCGGGTGAATGGTGTAAAGATCAAGATTCCCACGGGTTAACAGCCGATGGCGTTCCATGACGCGAATATGGTCGCGCATCGTGCGTGCGTCCAAACCTCCCGCAGCTATGCGCATTTGCGCTTTACTAACAATCGAACCCGGAGGATACACCGATGAAATCTGACAATATACCTTCTCAGTGGCGTGCGGATCTCGTCGTACACGCTCAAACGTTGGTTCTTTGGTGGTCTTGGTCATGATGTCCGCGCATTCTAATGAGGGTTTGGTTTTGTCAAGATTGAAATATAGATCAGCACTCCGCGCTTCTTCCAACGCTTCCAGAGTAAACGGTTTGCGTCGAGAGTCGGGGTGTAATCATCGATGAGTATGGAAACGTTCATTTTTCACCCGATGTCAGCAACGCTAACAGGGCAATGATGAGTCCCAGGAGTGATAGCCCGATATCACCACCTTGCAGCGCAAGAATAAGTCCGCTGAGGGAACAAATGACAGCACACGTTGAAAATATGTACGTCATCATAGGAGGAACGTGCTTTCTAAAATAGAGAGTTTCATCGGATCAACGGGACTCGCATACAACCCGGATGGCCAGAACATCAATCGCAAACCATATGGAGCTAGTAATTTATCGATAGTCTTCACGCGATGTGTATTAACTGCGATCGGAGCCGCGATGCGATGCCGATCATAGTGCCGCACTAATTTCATGATGGTCAACGCATCATCAGCAATATCGTTGTATTGAGGTTCCGGTATTTGCGCTGCCAAATGCAACGCCAACATGACCTCAGTCTTCGGGAGATTCGTCATCGTCGTTCGTCCTTTCAGGGCATAAGATGGTATGGCCACCAGTCGACTGGCATACTGAACAATAGTGCCGTCGCATACGTTGATAGAGACGTTCCTCATCAATCACATCAGAATCGTCGTCAATCATGGGTGTATTTTCTTCAAGAGATATGGGCGCAATAGTTCGGCATATTCAGAGTAGTCATTCACAAAAACATGCGGATGACCACTACGGACGACGATAAGACCGCGACAACCTGCAACTTCGATTATACCGCCTTGCCAGTTATTGAATGAATAGGCGCACGCATGCTGCGGAAATGCAGCTGCAAGACCTAACGCCACATCACAACACAATCGCCACTGACGAGGATTTGTTGCCGTGCTTATGGTTATCGGATGATGTTGGTGCGTCAGATTGTATGGCTCCCCTGACTTTTTACGCATCGTCGTCACACCAAAACGCAAAATATCAGCCGAAGCAAGTATCTGGCAGCATTCTAGCAATTGTTTGCGAGCGCGAATAGGATCCAACGCCCTAAAATCAATTGCGGATTGCAACGGGTCTGGATGGATGAGAAATATATTCATGATTTACTACCTTCGGCTTTGGCGATGGCGGCTCGAAGCTTGGTTATTGCAAGATTGGTTAGCCCACCAGTCACATCATACCCCGTCACCGTATGACGAATAGCGTCCAGCATATCGGGAGCCGCGGCGATCAAGCGTGCGTTTGCTGCGTCCTCCTCGGGATCCCCGATCGGTCCATAATTATCGTGGGTGTCGATATCGCAAATGGACAGCTTGTGGTCAGGCAAGTCTGTGCGGATATCAAGTCGTCCCAGATACTTGCAAATGCGCCATGGTCCGGGGGTGTGGGGAATGGTCATAATATGTATTCCTTTACGTCTGAAGCCCACCCTAGCTAGGCCGGGTGGGCTTACTATTCTATTTTCTAGCATTTAGAATGCAAAAAGGATACCTCCTGGCATTTCTTTTTCACATATGGGGCAAATAGCTACCCCATGAATATCTTCCGCCGCTTGCTGGCTAAAGGGCCAACGGCAAAGCGATGTTTAAACAAGACCCCCAATTGCGTCCCGTTTTATCTCGGTCGTGGTAGAGTTTTCGCAGCTTCGCTGGCATATTTTCTGCGATTTCTAGCATGTTGTGTTCCTTGTGGTTGGTGTGTGGGTTAGTGTTTAGTCAGTGTGGATTCTCAAGCCGTAACCTACGCAATGCAGAGTCTGCAATATCTAGCATATCGTCGGCTGTCTTCCTTGCGTTTGTTAGACCGCCGTTTTCATAGTATGAATCACTGATAGCTTCTAGCGCTTCAATGGCGATATCAAGTCTATCTACGGTTGCGTCGCGTGAATATTTGCAGTATGGCGCAGTATAATGGCACAATCCGTCTTTGTAATGCGTGCATTTCAATATAATACAGCCGGGAGTTGTTTGAATTGTCACTGCGGGCTGCATGGCGCACCCCACCAGTTATTGATGGCTTCCAAGGCAGCGTTCCTAGTTTTAAACCAATAAACATCACCGCCATCAACATCATATCGGGCAACCTTCCATCCTGGCTTGCCGTTAGTTAGCGTCCCACGTAGCATTATCCCTAGTGGGCCATCACCGAGCCTACGGTTGCGTATTTCACATTCGCCAATCGAATCAGGTTTCATAATTTGAAGCATATCGTGTTCCTTGTGGTTAAGCGAGGAAGACGCAATCGGACGAGGACATGCCGTCGTGGTCGATGGGGAAGCATACCGGCAAAGGCCCCACGGATTGTCCATTTTGAGTCCGTATGGCGTCAAAATCATAAACGCGCGTTGTTGCAAGCTTTCTTGCCGCTTTTGTTGCCGTGACGTTAGCTCGGCATTGCATGATGCTTCGCCAAGCTTGCGGTCGGCCTGCGCTAATGCGATCACTCGGGCAGCATCATTGGCAATACGTCCATCATGGAATGCCGGCGATGCCGGTTGGATAGCATCGGCGCAACGACGCATATAGAGGGCAAGGAGGGTTTCAGGGGATGGGGAACGCATGGGATACCCTTTCTAGGGGCTTGCCAGTCGGCGGGATGATGCGCTCCATTATACAGGGGGCTGCAAATTGTCAACGTGGGCGGAAATCATCATGGAATTAGACGCATTACAGCACCCTCAGAAAAGTGCTGAAATTGGCAAGTCATAAGTCCTTTAAATAAAGGGGGTTACAAGACTTTATAACAATTAAATCATTTATATAATAAATATACTTATACATTTTCGGGGTGCTTCAGTGTGTAATTGTCTTAATGTCTGTAATTCTCTGTCTGACCCCCCTCCACTGTTTTAATTCACTTTTTCAGCCATAACTCTATGCGGCACAAGGACTTGGAATTAGAACAGTCGCCACTGTTTTAATTAAACCGAAAAGTTATAACCATATGTGGCACATATATTTAGATTTATACACAATTAAAACAGTCCGACTGTTTTAATTGTAGTTCATATGAACCTATAGAGTATCATATGAACCCATACATCACTGATTACATGGTGATAGTGAGTATTTGTATGGTACTCACAATGCCTTGTACGTACTCTTATGTGTTGGTGCGCTTGATAGAGGGTCAGTATGGACTACCCCCAGGGTCACCTCGTGTGCGCGCACATGAATATACGTAGGTGTCCATACCAACCGTACAAAAAATCCAAAATCATTCGTTGACAATTTCAAATGACAATCTACATTATGACCATGACCTATCCTGAGTTTGCCAAGTGGCCGAGCATTCAACGATTGTCAAGCGAGACATGCTGGATAACGGAAAAGATTGACGGCACTAACGGAATCATCTTTGTACCCGACGAGCCCGATAAGCCTATCCTGGCGGGTAGCAGGGAGCGTTGGCTATCGAATGAGGACGGAACGCCGCCCCTTAAAGGGCAAGACAACTTCGGCTTCGCCGCGTGGGTTTACGAACGGCGGGATTTCTTGCGTCGGCTTGGACCGGGCACGCACTATGGGGAGTTTCATGGTGCTGGTATCCAGCGCCGATACGATCTCACCGACAAGCGGTGGGCTAGCTTTGAGTATTGGCGTGATGACATTCAGATACCAGATGTGTGCGTAGTTCCTATTCTGTACACCGGTGAGCCAACTGAGGGGATCATTGGGCAGATGGTTGATATGCTGCGTGAAAAGGGATCGGTTCTTTATCCTGGGTTTATGAAACCAGAGGGTGTTGTAGTGACGTACAAGAATATGAACAAATGCAAGTTCAAGAAACTATGTGAGAATGACAAACTGCACAAACATCAGCAGAAAGTTTGAATCATGAAATCAGAATATTGTATTAACGCTGGTCTATCGCTTCCCGCATCGATTGTTCGGAGGTTGAAGGATCATGCTGTTAAAGTGCGCACAAAACCTTCGGTTATTGTTCGTGAACTGCTTGAGAAGTTCCTTGAGGAAGCTGATGGCTCGTCCAAAACGGATTGAGGGTTTCCCGCAGAACCCTAACTCGGGGGTTGTGGACTCGGCCCCTAAGTTCGGCACGCACCTCTCGGTAGCCGAGGCGATGACAGTCGACCAGATAAAGTGGTTTAGTCGGGAGGATTTGGCCAAAATACGCACGAGTGGCGTTTTCTGGGATAAGATGCCATCCGCAGTGAGATCGTGCGTTCTAGCCACCTTAGAATCGAAAATTGAGACGAGGACTATGTCGGTGGTTCGGATAACGAGCAATGCTGAGCGGGCGTTGCAGATGGAGAGTTTGCGATCGTCGCTGCCTGCCGAGGCACTTATCAGTACCGCGTTAGACATTGTGAGTACCGGGAAAATGAATGGGGCATCTGAGGAGGTGAAGCCTTGTGACCGTATCAAGGTTTTGTCCATGTTGATTGGCAAGATATTGCCCGATGTGAAGACGGTCGAGGTGGATGACCGCGCGGAAAAATCAGATAGAAAGCGTCGGTCGCTTCAGGATACTACCAAGGAGGAGATCGCTAAGATGAGTGAGCAAGAGTTGCGTCAACTGGTTGCGGCGGCTAAGGAGGAACAGTGACCACACCCCACGGTTACCGCAAGATCGTCGACCAGTTGGCAGAGATTATCGCGGAGACGAACGAGTTAGGCTGGTCGCCGGACGAGTTCTTTGTTGCTTTGGAGATGGCTACTTTACTCGCACAACAGAGAGTCACCGATGAACGCTGAGGAACACTTGGTCGCCAGGTTGATTATGGTTGAGAGTCAACTACAAGATGTTGACAGGCTTCTCGACAAGAAGGGTATTCCGCGATGGCACATCGACCACGGCCCTCTGACACCAGTGCTACGGATCCTGGCGATGTTATCGGAGCTACCTCCAAAGGCGCTGGAGGACGAGTATTCCGAAGACGAAACCCGGCGGTTCGATTGATAGATGGTCGACATGCTACAGTTATTGGAACATGGGCACGAGGGTTATATGTTGCAGTTGATGATGGCGCTGAATGGGCGGATTCTAAGACGGTGACATGGCTAAAATCTTAGATGCACAGCGCGAGTTAGCTCGTCGTGAATTGGCACGGCGTAGCTTTTATGATTTTGTAACACACACGAAGCCGGACTTTGTGGGTGGATGGTTTAATAAGAAGCTCGCTGGTCTACTCGATTGGTTTATTGAACAGATCAAACAGAAGGCTAGCCCACGTATTGTATTGGTTACACCTCCAAGATTCGGCAAATCGGAGTTTGTATCCAGGCGTATGCCAGCCTATGCGATGGCGCGGTTTCCTGGTTTGGAGTTTATTGGTGCCACGCACACGCAGACTCTGGCAGATACCAACGGTGCGGACGTGCGCGAGATTCTCCAGGATGTATTATTTAAGGATCTCTGGAGTGTCGAGATGGATCCTCGCTTCACGGCCAAAGATTACATGAAGTTGACGAACGGGTCGTCCTGCAAAGAGGTTGGCATTGGTGTCGGCCTTCCTGGGTTTGGCGCAAATCTGCTGTCTATCGACGATGTCTTCCCTGGACGTAAGGAAGCCGAGTCACAGCTTGAGCGCGATAGAGTTTGGGATTGGATGAAGGGTGTAGCTTTCAACCGTATCATGCCTGGTGGCGGAGCACTACTTACCTGTACCAGATGGCACCCTGACGACCCGGTAGGACGTATATTAGCCGGGCCGGAGGCGCAGTTTTGGGAAGTATTTGAGTTCCCAGCGATAGCTGAGGTCGACGAGGAATACCGTAAGGTTGGGGAGTCGCTGCACCCGGAGCGGTGGTCGGTGGAAGAACTGATGATTCGCAAGCGGGAGACGGACGAACGCGGATGGGCCGCTCTCTATCAAGGACGCCCGTACCTCTCCGGCGGCAACTGGTTCAACCGCGATCACTTCAAGTGGTACGATGAGATACCGACAAATCTCAATTACTTCTTGGCGTCAGACTATGCAACGTCTACTAAGGCGACTGCCGACAATACGTGCGTTGGCGCGTGGGGTATGGACGAAAACGGGGACCTGTGGCTTAACGAAGATATTGTTTACGGAAAGTTAGACCCTCTGGAAGCTGTACGTAAAACCGTACGTCTCGGCAAGAAAACCGGAGCACGTATGCTAAGCACGGAGAAGGGAGTTATTGCCAATACCCTAGAGCCACTATTTCGCATTGTAATGGGTGAGGAAAAATATTACCTAGTCCTTGAACGGTACACCCGTTCAGCTGCTAAGCACATTTACGCACTATCAGTTAATGGTATGATGGAGGCTGGTAAGATCCATCTTCCGAAGTCGCGCAAGGAGATGATCGAACCGTTATTGCTAAGATTTCAGCCAGACTCGGATGGTGAGGACGATCTAGTTGATATGTTTGCTACTGCCGGGCTTATGGTACAGAAGGCGGTTATCAAACCAGCCCCGCTTAAGCTGCCCGAAGTTCCGGTGAATGAGACTATACTAGTGCGAAACTCGCGTATGGCCCGCGAAGGATATGGAGAGCGTAAGCGTGAGATGGAAGGTGGGGAGCGAGATTGGTATTGACTTTTAAGTATTTATAACGTACCCTTATTCTCAGCTAAGCACTCTGCTTGGTGTAAACTCTATCGTGGTGGTATTTCCACCCAAGGATTCTATATGCCTCAGCCCGCCATTCATAGTCCAGTGCTAGCGACTCGTTTCGCTGTGCCCGCTACTACCACCGATGCTCGTGGAACGTTCCCGGTTCGTATTGGTGAACGTCCATATACCAACCGTACCAAGGGCAAGCGCCCGACTAATATTGTTTGGAACCGCAATCTGGCAGCTGCCACGGCTCCTGGAACAACCGCTAAACTGGCTATGTTCGGTGTTGAAACGACATATCCCGATAGTGGTTCTGGTGTTGATGCTAATGGTCGTATTGTTGCTGGTATTGATCCTACCGCTTCGCCACTGAATCTGTCTGCTAGCACAACTGCGGGAACGTATGTTGAAAAGGTGAAAGTTTCTGGTGGAACCGGAACCGGCATTACTCCTATCATCATCACCAATCCTGGATCGGGCTACGATCCTGCGTCGCCTCCGACAGTTAAGGTTTACTGGTTGAAGAATGATGGAACAACCCAGGATTCGGCTCCTGGTGGCAGCACTCAGGCTACTGGCACTGCTTGTGTTTCGCAGGACGGTCGCGTGGTCGGCGTTCTCATCACCGCTATCGGTGCTGGCTACGTCGCTGTGCCGACCGCTTCCGCCGGCCCGCCGGTCATCGGCATCGCCGCTCCGACCGCTGGCACGACTGCTACCGCTATCGCCAGCATCGGTCAGGTGACCACGGTCAACACGCACATTCCGCACGCTGCTCACGCGGTCAGCACTGCTGGCGGAGCGTTCTGGTTCGCGGTGTGGCGCGATCACGTTATCGCTGACTCGGATGGCCTGCTCGGCACGACCGACAAGCAGCCGACCGCCGCTCAGTGTCAGGTGATGGGTCTCGACCCCGACCAGCATGTGCTGGGTCTGAACACCAATAACGGCTTCACCGAAGCTACGGGAACGCACCCTGACGGCACGACTACCATTGGCGTGCTCACTCTCGGTGCCGGCATTCCAAACGGTGAAACGATCACCGTGTATCGTGGTCTGGTGAAGCGGATTCTTCCGGGATCGACCACTTTTGGCTTTAATCGCCAGATGGTTAATCGTCCACCGGCTGTTCAGTGGGTTGCTGTTGATGGAACCGCTGGCGCGACTGAGACGTCGGTTCTCAGCGTGTCGCTCGAACCCGCTACTCTCTAAGGGTTAGCGGATGATATTGCCCCGGATGCCGCTGGCGTCCGGGGCTTTGTTATTTATAAGGTACTCATATGCCTGACGAAACCGTTACTCCAGCTACTACTGACAGTGGGGCAATGCCTCCAGCCCCTAAACCAAGTAACGACGTTCGTTCGTTCGTTGAAAAGCTATGGACTGAGACGGCTAACGTTCCGGACCACGATCACGCTGTACGAGCTTCGCGTGAGTGCCAGAAAACTCTTTTCCCAGCGTGGTTCGATAGGTCCGACCGCTATAGAGGTATGGCGCCGCTTGAACTTAGGACTCGTACCGACGATCGACGAGTTCGTGTTAATCTCACCTATAAAAATGTTTTGCAAACGGTCGCCCTGACGGTTCCCGACGAACACAGTTTTAATTGGGATGCTGTTCCGATGGTTGGAGCGGATCAGGGGTTGGCTGACCAGGCTACCAAAAAGCTAGCGGATACGCTGGTACCTGTTGTTCGGCAGTATTGCGACGAAGCTGGATGGCAGGAAGTGGTACAAGGTTGGGTTCAAGATGCATGTCAATATCGACTTGCCATTATGAAAGTGGTGTTTGACCGCGACTATGTAAAGGACTCGGTGAAGATTCATGCTGAAGGACGCGACGAGCAGCAGATTGTTGAACGTTTGCGGGTACTGGTGGAGGACTATAAGCGTAAGGTATTTAGCGATTCCGATGCTCGTATGCAGGAGATTAAAGCCCTTCAAGAAACGCTAGGGATCGAGGGTGATATTCTCAAACTGTGGTCTGGTTTGCGCGTTGAATTAGTGCCCATCGATTGCTTCCGCTTTGACCCATCCATTCGTGGATACGAGCAGGTTTATCAGGCGGCTTGGATGAGCCACGATGTGATGATGAGTGCTGAGGAAATCCGTGAAAAATATCCGTTCCAAATGAATGAGGACGGTACGTGGTCAGGCGTTCATCCCGACGATATCGCTATCGCATGTAAGGGTGAACGATCGCAGATGCGGTCAAGTAACGACACCTTCTACGGGAACGCTCGTGAGAAGGGTAAGGGTCCTACTCCGACGCCCGACTCGGTTGCGGAAACAAATCGCATGATTGTGCGCGAAGTGTGGTTGCGCAAACTTGGTAAGGTCGTCGTTTTGATCGATGGTTTGCAGTATCCCGCTGCTGAGTGGACTCCGGTCAAGACTCCGAGTCAGTGGTACCCGTTCCGCCTGTTGCGCCTCAACCGCATAACTGGCCAAGTCTACGGCTACTCGGACGTTGAATTACAGATGGAGATTCAGCACCGCATTAACCGCAAGCGTTCTGACGAGGAACGCGGTCGCTGGTTGTCGCTGCCACGTGGCTATTATAACACGCAAGGTATTGATCAGACTGAAGTCAACAAGATGCGCGACCACAACCCTGGTGAGTGGAAGGGTATTAATCTCGGTGGTGCTAAATCCATTAAAGAGGCGATGGAGTTTATGCAGTTCCAGTTTGATCCGCAGTGGTTTGACACCACCAAGGATGAAACAGAAATGCGGATGATGGCATCGCTTCCGCAACAGATGATGGGCACGACTGGCCAGGCGAAATATTCGTCAGAAGTAGAAGCAGCCATGCAGGGTGCTGCCATCGCTGCCGCAGCTAGGGGAACTATTGTACGTCGTGCTCTTGAGGGCGCTTACGATTTAATCGCAGAGATTCTGCTACAAGAACTCGACCCGGAGGAAGCTCTGGAAATAGCTGGCCCGAACGGATTCTGGCCGATAGTTTACAGCGACACGGAAGGTAAGAATCTCTACGATCAGATCCACCAGCAGGCCGGGCAGCAAGTGGATCAGCAGATTCAAGCGATGGGTATGCAAGCTTCGGCTTCTGGTATCTCGTTCCAGGCACCACCAGTCGATGTATTGGAATCAGCTAAGGCCGAGGAAGTTAAGAAGCTTTGTCTCCGGCAGTTTGGTTGGGAAGAACCCGTCACTCGGGAAACAATTTTCCGTCGACTCAAGTGCCGCGTTACGGTAGCCATGAATACGGTTGCCGATCGTCAACAGCGCGTCGAGGCTTTCCAGACTGTATCTGCTAGCTTCCAAATGGGTGCGCAGGCCGCAGCGTCTATCAGCCAGACATCAGCGGCGATTGGACAAGTTTGTATATTTAATCCCAAACCTATGCTGAGCCACGTCAAGTCAATGTTTAACGGTGACGAATCGATCAAGGAAATGTTCCAGATGGTTCCGATGGCTCCGTCTCCAATGCCAATTGGTGGGCAGCAGGGGCAGTCTGCTCCAGGACTTCCTCCGGAAATTGCAGGTAAGACGCAACAACAGACTGTCGGACAAGCCGGTGCTCCTGCAAATAGCCCCAATAGCGCAGTTACTCCTGTTGGGGATCGTGGTGGGGTTAATAAGACTACTTAATACTGTCCGAGTATAGGTAGGATTATCTAGCATCGGGTAGTATTTGACAGTCCGCCAAAAGGGTTAGACTGGCACCCGTATGCCAGCCGAAGATACGGACGTTAATCCGGGGAATACGTCCACCCCCGAAAACGCCACCCCTAATACGGAGGGCGGTCAAGCCGCTGATCCGGCAATCAGCGCATCGACGCAGGATAACCAAGCACCAGAGACGGCAGTCGCTGGTGTAAAGGAGTCAGGCGCCGAGGATTCCGAAGCGCTCAGTAGCAAAGCCGCTATAGAACTGCTGTCGGGGAAGAAAGTTGACAAGGAAAAGCCAGAGCAAAAGGCCGAGGAAAAGAAGCCCGAGCCGTCCCAAAAGCCGATCGAAAAAGCCGGTCTAAAGGACGACAAAAAGGCCAAGGAAGACGCTGAATTGTTCCCCAACCATACGGATGAGGAACGTCGGCGTATCAGCAATAAGACTCGCCAAGAGGTCTTAAAATACGTTAGCCAACGTAAGGAAGCTGAATCCAAGTTGAAGGAAGCCGAACCGGTAATTAAGACTGGTCGGGTTTGGGACGGTATCGTGAACCGGTACCAGCTTCGTAACGACCTAGCCGAGTTTACTACCGAGAGCGATGAGCAGGCGGTAGCCGAAGCAATCAAGTTCCAAGCAGCCATCAATCGGGCGTATGCAGGACGCGCAACACAAAATGATGCGCAATTCCTGTCTGCGGTGTTCGATACCTTGGATAAGACGAAGGAATCCTTTGGATTGGGGAAACCAAAGTCGGTTCCAGATTACAAGGATCTTGAAACTGCTATCGCAAAGGCAAAGTCTGACTTCGACTTTGATGCTCTGGAGAAAGCGCTCGGCAAACTCAAGGAAGGCGTAAAGCCCCAAGAGCCAGTCCGACCTGTGGTACAACCCCAGGCACCGCCCCAGCCCCCTGCTCAACAGCAGACCGCGCAAGGGCCGTCCCCGGATGAACTATACTATGGGAATAAGGCGAAATCCGATCTGCTTTCCAATGGTGTTGCAGAGAAGGACTTGTCTGATTACGTCGGTAAGACTCTCTGGCCCAAAGTGATCCAGTCACTTTCTGCTGCGTATCCTGGACAGAATGCTGCTCAGATATACCAGCAACTTTCTCCACAAGTTCAATACGACGCTATCATTACCGCGCATCGTGAGATCCAAAAACAGCAGGCGATTTTACAACCAGCACCAAAGCCGACTCCCTCTAACCCCCGCCCTGTGCGGACTCAGGGAACGACCAAGATGCAGGCCACTGAAATGCCGCTGAGTTCCGGTCTGGCTGCCGCTCGCTATCTAGCCACGGGCCAAGCTCCGTAGGAATTGAAACATGCCTATTACCCAAGATGCACTTACCCAGGACGAACTGGATTATCTCGTTTATGCAACTCTCTCTGAGAAGGTTGCTAACAAGGACGAGGTCATCCCGCTCGACCGGATCGATCTCCCAACCTACAACTGGTTTATGCGCAAGGCCAAGAAGTCGGGCGACCCCGTCCGAGGCGGCTGGCGTATCAATGTGAAGGGTACCCGCGACCAGAAGCTCACTTGGTGGGATGGTCTGGATATCCTGCCGTTCGAGGAACGGTACACTGGCGACGCGATGCGCTTCTACGTTGGTAAGAGCCACTTTGGCGACACCATGCCGTTCGACTTCGTCGAGCGTCTTGGCATCCGTATCGACTATAATCGCGGCATCAAGCCGGGTGGTCGCTCGCCCGAGACTCTTGAGCGCGTTGTGAACGTCATCAAGGAGAACGCTGATGACATCAAGTACAATGTCTCGCTGGAGACTGCCAAATCGCTGTTCAAATCGAACGTCGATCAGCCCAAGGCATTCGTTGGTATCGACGGTCTGATGCCGATCACTAGCCCGACTGGCGGGACCATTGGTGGTTTGTCTCGTAGCAATCCGATCTTCCAGCACCGCGTGTCGACCGGTTGGACTGCGGATAACATCATGGCGAACATTGCTGAGTTCGTCACACTGTTGCAGCGTCGTAGCAACGGTCGCAAGGTGGACTACATCGCGTGCGGCGACTGGTTCTACTCGCTGCTTGTGAACGTGTTTATGGGCGCTGCTGGTTCGGGCGGTATGACTGGTACTGTTGCCGGTAAGTGGGACTACCGCGCCGCGCAGGAAATGGCTCAGAAGAAGGGTGAGAAGTATAATGTTGGTCTCCCCCAGGATTGCTTCATGTATCAGGACATCCTGATCGTGCGCGATCCGCTCTTTGAGCAGCTGCATCGTGAGGACTCGACCGCTGGTTGGCCGAGCCGCGCATACTTCTTCTGCTCGGACTACATCTACGTCCTGCCGGTGATGAACGACATCGTTGTTCCGCACCCCATGCCGTATTCGCAGCGGGTCCAATTTACCTCATACCACAGCGAATTGAGCCTCGCGTTGATTGTACCGAACTCCTGTGGCGTCGCCACTACCAGCTATACTGGCAACGGACTTCTCTCTGCTTAATTAGTGGGTTTTGTGTGATTCAAATACCCCCTGGCAAGTCGCCAGGGGGTATTTTTGTACTTGCATATCCGTACAACCCGGTTAGACTGCACCCCGTGACTAAGCTGGAGGCTGTTCTATTGATTGGCCCGCGCCCCGAAAAGGGGCCGGATCGTCGTAGGTGGTACTACCGGCTGTATCGTTTGACAAACCCCGAGGGCTACCAAGCCTACTTGAAGAGGAAAAATGAGCGATCCCGCTCCGCAAACTCCACCCCCTGCTAAGGAAGGTCTGGTCGTCTTCGGCGTCGATAAGCCGTTGAGTGAGGAAGACGCGCAGGTTATTGCTGGCGCGGTCCGCGTCACGGTCCTGTGTTCCACAAACGAGCGTGGCGATATTCCGGCCATGATTCCGATTTACGAATACCCGCTTCTGAAGCGGCTGTATTCGCGGCGTGGTGGATCGGCTACTATCTCGGCCGACTGGTTGTATCACCCAAAGAAGCCAGGCTTAGAGATGACTCCTCGGTGGGTTCCGATGCGCCGCGTGGATATCTCGGCTGAAATGAACCGCCTTCAGCAGTCGTATTCGTGGATGACGGCTGCTGGGAAACAGTCAGATTTCGACAAGGTTTACGGCACCGGCATCAACAATCGTTTTAAGAAGGTGGTGATTGAGATTGCCAAGGCGTACAAGATTCTGCGATCCAAGCTGCTAGCCGAGAACCGCCCTCCGAGTAAGGACGAGCTTGATCGCATTGCCGCTATCGCGGAGCCGGCTATCGAGGGTGAGGCTGATCTCGACGTGGTCACGCTGGATGACGTCCAGACCTATTCGGACGACCTGTCTTCGGTGGTGGATGACGGTAATGATGCCATGACGCAGATTCAGAATATTCTGACTGAAAAGGGCGTGAAGCCCGAGGTTGCGCTGGCGGTTGCGAAGCTGCATAGCGATAACAAGGTGACGCCAGACAACCTTAAATTGATCCCAGCTTTGGTGCAGAAGGCGCAGGAAATCATGGAAGTACAGCGCTTCTATCGGGAAGCTATTAAGCAGATTGAGGCGACCAAGAAGGCTTGATCAGTACCGGTTAGGTCTTAGACTTCTTGCGTGGACCTATACCTATCCAGACAAGAGATCCGACGCCAAGCCTGTGTACTCGCGGGTTATACGTCGGATCTGTCATTAAGTGCTCAGGATAAATCTCGTATCGATGGGTATATCGATGCTGGAAGTTTGAAGGTTGCTGGCGCTAACCGTTGGATCGGTGTCCAACGGCGAGCCACGGTTGGCCTCCCACAGGATACTACGGTTATTAGCTACCGGCAGATCGAGGAAGCGTACTGGATGGAGGGGAAGTATCCGAATCAGTATCACCCCGGAACGTTTGGTACGACAGCTGATACATGGCGTCCTAGTGACTTAGCTACAGCACCAATTAACTGCGTTGGGCCTGCTGGTATTTTAGAAGTGTCGTGCTGGAATCCACAGAAGTATGAGTATTACCCGCTTTATAAAGCGACTCAGCAGACGCGGTTTGATATGGATCGTTGGCAGGATTTGACAGCAGAAGTTCAGTTGATTTCGCAGGCTAATGGCGATACCCCTTCTGAGGTTACTGCTGCGGTATCACAGGTTAATGGTCTCCGTGAGCAAAACCGTAGTCGACCTTTCAGTTACCAGCCTGAGCAGATGGGTATTCGCATTTGGCCGATACCAGACATTCCGCCGGGTTGGTTGCAGTATGTGCTGCGTATCATCTATACAGTGACACCCACGTGGCAGTACCAGTATCAGGGTCTTACGGCGCAGCAGATCGACCAGACTCCTTCGGTTGTTGATGCTCAAGCCATCATCTACTATGTTGTTGCGCAGATGTTTGCGCAGCAAGGTGATGATTTCCAAACGCAGAATTATCTGGGGCAAATGGATCAGCGCATCCGTGAACTGCGATCCTTTCAATCCACGGGAGAGTCGATCAGTCAGGATACCGAGGCGGCTTTTGACCGCGACTACGAAACGAACCTTGGTCGGCAGTTGCCGAACTGGCAGACGTGGCCAACCGTGTTTAATCGGCAATCATAATGCGTGGGCCGAATCTTAAAACGGCCTATATCGATCAGTGGAAGGGTGGCATGGACACCCGCACGGGATTGTTTTCTGACACATTGAAGTCGTTTCGAGAAATGACCAATTGTGTAGTTACTGTTAGCGGTAATCTCATCAGTAGACCCCCTGTCAAATCATTCAATGTTACTTTGGATTCTAAATGTCAGGGATGGTTGTATAATAACGGAACGTGGTACACCGTCGCTAAACGAGGTGATGTTGTCACTCATACGGGAGCAAATGCCGGATTAGTAACTACATTGTATTTTGATAATCCAGACTTTTACAGTTCTTCATGGACTTTGAATGCTTTCTATGTGTATCGTGGTAAACCGGTTGCATGGATAACCCATACGTATCAGGGCCAAACAATAACTTCTCGGTTATGGTTGCATACGTGGGACAATAAAATTGGATTTCCAACATATGTGACAGATCCATACGCTCCTCAGTCATGGAGTCTTGGTACGTGGCCCATATGGCCATATTCTCAGAGTGGGCAAGATATTGGATCGTTTAGTTCGTATATTCCGGTTTACGAAACTGCTGGTGAAAAGGTTGTAACGTCTTCCGCCGATGGCGCGTCTCGCTATTCGGCTATTAGTCGTGCGCGGGTATGGAATACTAGAAGTGCAGATGATATTGAGAAGACAGGGCAGATGTATTATTTTACAATGCCATATTTTACCTCTCCTGGTGGAGCGTTATTCCCAATCCCAGAGGTAAAGGCAGATCTTCAAGATGTGTCAAAGTTTGCATCGTATGTCGTGGAGAAATTGACGAGTGGCGGGGCGTGGACTCGGCTTACCGAGGGTGTCGAGTATGTTACCTCTACCAGTTATGTGCCTCCTAATGCATGGTGGACATCTAGCAATATGATGTTATCTTTGGACTCATCGAAGATTTCGCAGGACACTCTCGTACGTATTCGATGCTGCGTAACCCCCGAAGTGAGGATTACATCTGGAGGTACGTATTCGCCTTCAAATATCACGATTACTGGTGATGGTGCTTTAACAGATTTCAACATGGGCGTCCCGTATTCGGGGTTCACATCTACGTGGTCTGGGACTATTGCGGGTACATCGGTATCTTCTTATTACGATGTTGTCGATATATCGGGGAATGCGACAGTTCAGTTCAAACGTTTTGCTCAGACAATAACTATTGGATCGAATGCTTCTGTCCGAGCTTTGGCAGTAACCAAAGTATCCGGGGGTGTTGGATATGTTACAGGGGATAAGATTGATATTGTTGGAACTGGAGGAGGATCTAGCGCTGTTTCTGTTCGATGCACCGTCACGGCGGTTGCTGGAGTGGTTACTGCGTTAGCTATTGACAGTCCTAATAATGACTATCTTCAGATCCCGTCCGGAACACTAAATACTACAGCATTTACTGGAACAGGCGTCGGTCTTACTGTGACTGTCACTTGGGATACGAACGTTGCAGCGGTATTGTCTGGTCTATCATATGTTGCTGTTGCTGATACTACCAACATAACAACATCTCTCACATTAAACGGTTCATCTTTTACAGCATTTACGACAGTTGCTGGGAGTCCATCTACAAGCTACACATGGATTGTTTGGAATACTCCTTCAGCTGTATCTGGCCAGCAGCTGTCTGGTAAGACAGTTCTTGTTAATGGTAAACAAGTATTTTTTGACGCATCAGCAGCACTAATAGCTGGTGGAACATGCACATTTGAAGGTAGCACCTTTACGTTCCCAGCCGGGTTAAAAACAATATTATCGTCTGTGCCGGCATATATCGGGGTTCAAGTATCTGGTGGTACAGCCACTGTTGTAGCTATCCCAACTACAAGTGTTACATCGACACCATCTATATTGTATAATGTTTTTGTTATCGGGTCTGTTAATGCGTTTGGGGCGTACACTCCGTTCAGATATTCATATATCGCAAATACCGAATGGTATTCCAAGAGACATCTCGACAATCTAAGTTATTGGAAGGGCGAGGGAGAGGCTGGGTTCATCAATACAGCTTCTCGAAATCCGCGGGGAGGTGTTCTGACTGCCATGAAATCAGTCAAGAACAGGATTGTTTTCTGTTATCCGCAATCTACTCAATTGTGGCAGTTCGATCCAGATCCTGCGCTCAATAGTTATATTGATAGGTACGACTTCGGGACATCAAGTCCTCTAGCCCTATTTTATGATCAAGTTTTACTAAACAGCCAACGCGGTCCTCGGTTGTTTGAGCTTACAGGATTTAATTATCAGGCCCTGACAGATACTAATGTTGGTGAGGCGTTGAACAGTATTGGATCTGTTGGTATTACAGCTGCAACTTTCTGGCCATGGTTTGGTGGATACGTGGCGTTTGGATCAGTCTCTGGTGCAGACTTATATGCTGAACGGGCAAAACTACCAACTAACTCGGTTCTGCGGCTGCCTGGTACTCAATATGGGTTTTGGATCTTATCTTTCTCAAAAGAAAGCCAGACCTCAGCCTGGTCATGGAATCCTGTCTCCGGAATCACATCTGTCCAGTGGTCGGTAATGTCTCCTATTGATGAGAGAGTTTATTTTGTATCTGGCCAATCGGTTTATTATTTGGATGGTAAAGCTACCGATGTCATAGACGCTCCGTCTGGGGTGGCAATGACGTGTAGGGCTATTACGCATTTCTCACACCTAGATAATCCTGGGGTGGTTAAGAGATGTGTATCGCTTGACTCCGCTATGAACGGATCCTTGTCAATATCAGCATCAATGCAACCATGGGGAGATGGTAAACAACCGCAATGGGGTCCAGCGTTGCTAGACAGTACCATTGGAACACCAACGATTCCATTTGGATTTACAAGTGTAGCGTTGTCATTAGATATGAGATCTATTGACAGGTTTGAGTTGCAGTTTTTAGACATTAAATATATTATGGGTGGCCGAAAATGAGCAATCTTAACAACATCTCCATAACGCATACTTTCAACGGAGACACGTCGGCATCCGGCATGGTGAATACCGGAGATTTAGACACTCAGCTTGGAAATCTTGCTACAGCTCAAAACGAAACTAAACAGGCGTTGGATACTATAACTGACGGAGCAAACAACCTTGCTGCGCAGACCGTTGGTCTTGCACAGTTGAAACCGGAAGTTCTTGTTCAAGATGGAATGTTGAGCGCTTTCCCCGATCATAATTCGTTGGAAAACATGCAAGGTGGTAATGGTAATGAACGTTATCACCTTACCGCTGCTCAATATACTAGTCTTATCACGCTGTTAGCGTTGATGTTGGCGTTTGGAGCTATCAACTTGCTGGTGTATCGAGTGGAAACATCGAATGAAACGCTAACAACTATTAGCGCCACAGTAATAACTCTCCCGTCATATACGGTTGTTTAAGGATTTATATGGCTTCGACAGTAACATGGACTCAAACATCCCGATATACGGGAACTCCAACCATCTCTACCAATGCGCAGGCTATAACTGCTATTATTGCGGCAATAGCCGCTAAAAGTACCAAGTGGACTGTCAATGCTTCTGCCTCGGACTATGTTGAATTGAAGGCAACCGGCTCTCCAACAGGAGATCTTGGTACAGTTCGCATTCTTATTTTTGGTGGCGGTACTCCTAACGCGGGAGCCCTTAATGCGTCTATCGCAGCGAATACAGCAGCGTTGTATGTAGCTATGTGTGTTGATTCTGGGGGGACTATCACACAAGCATATACCACTGGTAATCCGTATAACGGAAAGAGTCGAGTTATATTGGGGACTCCGATGGTTGTTACAGGTAATTATCCGTCAGCGACAGTGTATGTGAATATTGTTGAAACCGATGATATTATTCATATTGGTATCGGTCAATCTGGAGCGGCAAGTTACACGTGTATGACTGCCGGAAGAATCATTGTTGACCCATCTGGTGTTGCTCGTTGGGGAGTGTTCGGATGTGTATCGCTAATGGCTTCGGCAGGTCTTGGTAGTGACACTGACCCGTGGATTATCCCTGGCGCCAAGCTTACTGGAAGTGCCCCGGCATATGGTTGGATGGAAATCGATAGCTCTGGAACAATTCGTCCTGTCGGAAGGATTAGCGGAGCTGCTTCGTTCGCTGGGACAAGTACCATTCTAGACGATACTGTCGATGCGTATTTCCTACCAGTGTATCTTTCTAGATCTAGAACGTTGGCCGTGTCTTCAAACAATCAATACGCTGGCGTAGCTCGGCAGATGAAACTTGGAAAGGGAAACGTGACATGTGGTCAGAGCATAACTGTCGGTGGAGTTACTAAAGGTTACGCTGTTTGTACGGATAATATGAGTGGAACTCACCCCTGTTGGTTCTCTACGGATCCCTAATGTCTAATTTACCAAACATATCGATAACCCATACCTTTAACGGAGATGTATCTGCCGCTAACAAGGTGAATGCGTCCGATCTCGATACTCAGCTTGGTAATCTTGCTGCAAACGACAATCTCCAGAAGTCAGTTATCGACAAGATAACGAACGGAAATAACGAATTAGCGTATCAGAGTGTAGGATATGTTAATTTGAAACCCGAGCTACAAACGGCGCTAGCATCTCCAACAGGGTGGCAGCCAAAACAGCAGGTTGCTTGCGCAACCACCGCCGCTATTTCTCTGTCTGGCGAGCAGACTATCGATGGTATTACAACAAACGTTAGTAGAGTTCTTGTTAAAAACCAATCCGATCAGACAACAAACGGAATATATGTTTCTTCATCTGGATCGTGGAGTCGGGCATCTGACGCAGATACTGGTGACGAATTAAATTATGCTGTCGTCATGGTCTCTGCCGGAGCAACATACGTTAGCTCGACGTGGGTTGTAACGTCTAACAACATAACTATCGGGACAACTGCTATTGTCTGGGCTAACATTATCGCTGCGGACCAAGTATCTACATCGATAAGCGCTGGGTTGAGCGTACGCGGAGTATCTGGGAATACTCCTAGCTCGGTCGCTGATATTGTTGCGGCATCCGATGGAGACGTAGTTCGTCGTTCTGGCGCTTCTGTTGGATTCGGAAGCATTGGCGCGAACAGCATTATCGATAATTCAATAACAAATACCGAACTATCTCAAGTTAACACAAGTACGATTAAAGGCCGTATTTCGTCTGGCGTTGGTAATCTAGAAGATCTTACTACCGCACAAGTAACGTCTATGTTGAACACCATGACTGGAGATTCTGGTAGTGGTGGTGCGAAGGGATTAGTCCCTTCCCCGGCAGCAGGAGATGCGACCAAAGCTTTGATGGGATCTGGGGTATATGGGAAGTTTCCTTTTTTCGCTGCTATCGAAAATAGCACTCCGATAGTCGTAACTGGAGCTACTACCGCAACAATAAATCGGGCGCATGTCATTAGTGGAACTAGCGCAGATTACACTATTCAACTACCCACAGCTGCCGGGGTTAGTGGTTCCGTATTGTTGTTCCGAGTGCTTGATTATACAAGCGCTACTAAACAATATACTCTGGATGGTAGTGGATCCGAGACTATAGATGGAACCACTACACTGGTCCTGATACATACCAACTCCATCATGCTTATAAGTGATGGTACTAATTGGTTCAGTATCTCAAAATCACTGAATACTCCATGGGTTGATGGTGGAACTATTACTGTTACCGCGACAACAACTAATCCGACCAAAGGAACTACCACTAGGGATAAAGCTTGGTGGAGACGAGTTGGAGACAGTATGGAAGTTCGTTACGAATATCGTCAAAGTGCTGCTGGTGTCGCTGGATCAGGGGTGTATTTATTTGCAATCCCGAACGGATGTTCCGCTGACACTTCCAAAGTAGTTAGTGACACTGAGACTTCCAGACCGTACGGTGGCGAATCGAATCTTGGAAGTTTTAGTTATTCAGACACATCGAATACCATGGCCGGACAAGCTATTTTGCACTCTGCGACAACTGTCAAAGGAGGTGTTACATGGGACGCTAACAATGGTGTTTTTGGTATTGCCGCTACATTTGCGTCGGCTACGGTAAGTACCTTTTCTGCATCATACACCGTTCCTATCTCTGGATGGTAATGAGTCATGTCTCAGAATGATGTCCCAACCCAACAGATCAAGAAGACGGTACGTGTATCTGAAGATACGTATGCCGCTATTCGATTAGGCACTCTAGTAGCTATTTTAGTAGCTTGCTGTACTGCGTCAGTGTGGCTGTGGCAGATAAAAGATAATGGGGATAGAACTGCTGCCACAGTAAAAGATATTCAACAGTCTCTCGTACCATATACGCAAAAAGTAGATCAATTGTGGTGGGAACACCACTTATCCTCGAACCCAAAGCGTCCTGGAAGATCCGATGACTAAACGTGAGTGGGTTATAATTATCGCCATTTTATTCGCTATATGTGTTATTTTATCTTCATGTGGTGAGGTTAGAAACCCTATGCCAGCCCCGTCCCTCCACCAGGGCCGGGGCAAATCCTTGCCGGCCTTGGAAAGTGGTGCATCATCCTTGGCGGAATCTCGTTCATCGCAGGATTGGCGATTAAATTACGATTCGGAATCTCGATTGGTGCATTTATCGCAGAAGTCGGAGCTGTCGCAGTCCCCTGCGGATGTGCCTTCATCTGGTTATCCAATAACTTGTGGCTTGTTGGCTGCGCATGTGGAGTTGCCGGTTTGGCATGGGCTTGGTATCGCTGGCCTTGTTTGTGTAAGTGGTTTCGGAATCGGATGGTGGCTCGGGCGGAGGAGTAACCATGGGTAGATTCGTTGGATCGCTAGATGTTGAAAAAATTATCGATAGCGCCAGAGAGTGGCGGTTACTCTCTCCATTCACATATATAACCGATAGCGGAATTGTATTGAAGGTCCCGTCAGGTTATATTACTGACTATGCAAGTGTTCCGAGATTGTTTTGGTGGCTATTACCACCTGACGATACGTATACGTATGCCGCAGTTATTCACGACTACTTATACGATCTCCATCACCAAGGGCTTATCCCACATTGGGATCGAGAAGACGCCGATAGGGTGTTGTTGGAGGCTATGAAGACGTTGGGGGTTAGCGCATGGAAGCGGTGGGTTATTTACGCTGGGGTTCGTGTTGGCGGTTGGATTCGTTGGGGTAATTAATGCGCTTCTCTGGTGGAACTCAGTGGCATGGCAGTACAGGTACGGTAGACCCTATCCCACCACTATATATTGTAACTACTGTCGATCCAACTATTATAGATGACGCTTCTGATGGCTACGCAGTTGGGAAAAGATGGATTAACACCGTTACAGGGGCAACATGGACGCTTGTCGATAACACTATTGGTGGCGCCATTTGGAGCGAAGAAGACAATGCTGGAGGTGGTGGAGGGGGGAGTTCTCTAGGTGGTGATTTAGGTGGCACGACTGCCGCAGGTTATGTGAAAATCGTTCGTGGACTATCCACAACAGTTACGTATGATGGCTCCAATCGAGTAAGTACCATAACTACGTCACTAGGAACGAAAACAATGACGTATAACGGAGATGGAACTTTGGCGTCTATTACCGGGTCAGGTAACTACCATAATAAGTCGTTTACGTATTCTGGTGGCATCTTACAATCGATCACGGTGAGTTAGTCGTGCCTTACCATATCCCTGCCGGACTCTGCTACCCATGCCAAGTTGTTTTAGAGGACATGAAGACGGGGCAGAAGATCGCGTTCGATGACGCGACCGACGAGACGACCCTCATCGCGCAGATGGAGGCCATGAGCGACGTCGATTTTGAGGGATGGCGGCTCTTCGGTTGGGGAGCTGGTTCGACGCTCGGCCCCGTCTGTGACATCGAGAGGGCATAATGGCTCGCGTCTGCCTTGCCCTGGCATCGATATTCTCATCGGCAACGGCCGGCAACGTGCGCAAGGCCGCCGCCTACAACGTGACCGTCGATAGCCCAGGAAACGGTCGCTACGACGACCTTGGGACCCAAAGAACCACCGGCACATTTACGATCCCCAACGGTGTGACGGTTTCTTCCGTTGGCATCTGGTTCCATACCTACACGACCAGGGCCGGGTATCTCTCCATCAAGCTCCAGAAGGGGGGAGTCGATGTAGCCGGTGCCACCTGCTCGATGCAGGTAACCGCTGGCAATTTCCCCGCGCGCTACGGCTTCCGCGTCCTCCCCAACTTCACCACGCCGGTGGTTGGCGATGGCAGCAGCACCTATCGCTGGGTCGTCCAATGCACGACTGCCACCGCGTTCGGAGGATCGGCACAATCAAACAGCATCGGCTGGATGCGTTCGGTAACGGCTGCTGATTGGGGATGGGCAACCGTCGATGACAGCGACACCGCTACCGGACTGACTGCTGGCGATACGTTGGTGACAAATATTGGTGCGCATGTCACGGTCGACAGCACGACGCCGACGCTTGCGCCCATCGTCGCCAACGGCCCCAGCCTATGGCTTGGTGATGGATCGAATCTCATCGGCAATGCCGGAGGCACGCTCGATCTCGGCGCTGGTAATCTGGACTGGTCATCAAACTCGGCATTGAAGGCTGGAACGTCTGGATCTCCGCTATCTGGTGCATCGCCGTTCATTATTAAAACCAGCAATGCGACTGGCAGTTTCTTAATTCAATC